ATTTGTATCGTCGGTCAAACTTGTTATTGGAGATGCTCCTATCAGGGTAAGGGCTTTATTAACTATTTCAGTCTTTGTCATAAAATCCTTTTAATATAAAGGGAGGGGGCATTTAGACCCCTCCCTAAATATCTGTTACGTTGTGTACTTTACGATACTACGGATTGTCCCGCCTGTCACCGTTGTCGCAGGGTCAAGCATAATATAAACTCCTGTTGCAGCCGCGAGTGCCTGGCACTTGTTCGTGTCAGTAGCGTTCAATCTCAATGTCGCCGCTGTCACGGTTTCAAACGTTGTCTTTTGCGTATCACCGCTTAATCCTAAAGTCCCGAAGTAAGTCGTGATGTCAGTAGACGCTCCCGTGCAGCAATAACAGGTGTTCGTTGCGCCGCTTACCGATGCCAATACAGGCAAGTGAACAATGATGTCCGTTACTTTTGCGCCAGCAGGTAACCTCGCTATTAAAATAGATGAAGTACTTGGTATGGCCGCAGTTATGGTATAACTGTCAATCCACACCTTCTCCACCGTTTTAATAAACCCGTCAGGAACTATGTTGTCCGCTCCGCCGGTATCGTACTTAGTCACATTTGTAGCTTTTAGTGTTGCCATTTTTCAGCTCCTTTTCGCATATAGCGTTATGTGTACCTTACGATACTATAAATCGTACCGGCTGTGATTGTGGTAGCAGGTTCTATCATGATGTAAATACCCGTGTCAGCTCCCAATGCCTGCATCTTCTTTGTGTCTGTTGCTGCTAACCTTATTGTAGCTACTGTACCGCCATCAAAGGTAAGCTTCTGTGTATCACCACCTTGTATTAAAGTCCCGAAGTAAGTGGTCTTTGATGTGGTAGCGCCTGTGCAGCAATAAACCGTAGTGTTTGTCGCAGCAGCGGATATTATAGGCATGTGTACCACGATGTCGGTAATCTTCTTGTTCTTTGGTATCCTCGCTATTAAAAGCGAAGAAGATGTAGCGATAGCTCCTGTTATGGTATAACTGTCAATCCACACCTTCTCAACGGTCTTTATGAAACCGTCAGCGATGACATTGTCACCGCTTCCACCGGCATCATATTTTGTTACGTTAGTTCCTTTTAAAGTCGCCATTTATTGCTCCTTCCCTTATAGGGGGTTGTTAGGGAGATACCTTATAGGCTCTCCCTAACGCATTAAACTATGTAGATGATATTAGCCTTACAACTCTTTCTTCTTCAAGCCTTACAGCTCCGATTGACAGTTCATAATAAACCTGCCAAGAATAAGAGAGGTCAGCTCTTTCATCAGTACGCACTCTTGGGGACTCTGCCATAGCTAAACATAAGCCGTATTTATGGAAGGCATAACCGCAAGATGTGGTTGCGCCGGATATTACTCTTGTAGAGGTAATCCACTTGAAGCCCATCCAAGTATCTATTTCGCCTCTTACAAGCGCTTTTACCGCAGCATAATCAGAAGAAGTGGCCTGTTCCAAACTAAGCAAACCTGTCAAAACGGTAGGCGTAACAACCATATACCTGTCTTCCGCTTCCACGTCTGCGTCGTCAAGCTTCTGCTTTATTGACGTGATGTCAGCCAAAGTCACAGCCGCTTTTGTTACGAGCTTCGTATTACCGCAGGTATTGGATGTACTTCCTGTTTCACCGCTATACGCTGTGGTTCCTAACGCGTCAACAATTACATCATCAATCTGACGGCCTAAAGCACCGCCTGCCGCTATGGTATACGCGCTTCTTGGGTCAGATATACACTTCAACTCATCTGCCCTGTCTAACAACCTATTATCATGGTAATCCACCATTGTCCCCATTCTTCGTGCTAACGCCGGGTCGTTGTTAGGCGTTGCGACATTCCTGCCGCCTTTTTTTTCCATTGACCATTGACCTATCTGGTCCTGAAAGAAGGTCTTTCCTCTTACGTCTGGTTTTACATACACCGTTGACAGAAGTTTGGAATACTTCTGCTGCGCCAACTGCATTATGTTATTAGCATAAGCCTGCGCGTAAATTACATTCTGGGTGTCACTCATGTTATCTCTCCATGCAAGTTAACATCAGTTATCCTTATAGGGCTTAGTTAACAAGCATTACTACTTGCGGGAACGTTAGTTTTGTCCGCTTTTTTATTGCAAGGTCAGTATGGGTCACAGATTATCCATACCCCTATACACCTCTATTCTTTGTCATGTAAAGCGAATTTACGTAATCAATCGCCGCCTGGTGTTCCTGCCTTGATGCCTTTTCATTATTGTACGGGTGGTTCTTGTCTTTTAAAATCGCGTCTATTTCCGCGCTGGCTTGTTCAGGCGACAGGCTGAATTTTTTATATGCGAATTCTCCTATCTTGTTTTCTGAAAATTGCTCGCCTATCTTGGCTAAAAACTTTATCGCTTTAGGGTCTTTAGCTAATACGCTCGTGATATAATCAGCGCTTTCCTTATCAGGGGAGAACTTGTTTATTACCATCTGCCCCAACTCTACATTTGTATCATAAGCATCTCCCCACTCGCTTTTAAGCTGATTTACAACTTTGATCATATCAGCTTTGTGTGCTTCCATTGCTTTTGTATATGAGGATATGTTTTCGTCGGTGTATGCTTTCCATAATCCCTTCGCCTGTGCCGGCGTTAATTTATGTGCGTGGACTATCTCTGCAAATTTGTTTTTATCAAGAGTGATGCCTTTCATTGAGTCGGGAAGTTGAGCGTCGCCTAAACCATATCCTTCGGCTTTATCAGGTATGCCTAAAGCCTTTGAAAAGCGATTCCAACCTTCCGTATCTTCCGGCCCTTTAGGAATAGGCACTTTCTCATGGCCTAACAACTTCTCAAGGTTTTGATAACTTTCCATAGCTTTGGACAATCCTTCAGAAGTGTCCTCAAACTTCGCCATGTTAGGAGCTTTGGACAAATCACCGCTTAACTTTGATTTCCAACTGAACGAATCGTCAGTTGTTACTGCCGGCGCGGGTGTGGTATCAGTGCCTTTTGTCGCCGCCTGTCCTTCTACTATCACCGAACTATCTTGCTGGTCTTGGTTGTCCTCATTGAGGGCCAGATTATCAGCCATTTTATGCCTCCTTGCTTTTAACCATCAGAATAATCTCCTCAGGTTTTTTCTCTAATAATGTTTTAAGGGTTGCCACGACTTCACGCTTTCCTGCGTTAATCAAAATCATATCTTTATTTACAGGGTTAAATATTGACTCATACCAGCCACAAGAGCCTTCTAAAAACTTCATGACTTCCTTGCCTTGAGGGGTGTCAAAACACGCTCTCAAATTACTTTGCAGCCCTTTTACATCGTCAATATTTAAAAGGTTCATTGTTTTACTCCTTGCGCGTTCGCCTCCGCTATATTCTTGTCAACCTTGCTCCCACGCTCAACCACATCTGCGCCTTGCTGTAACATTGCCATTTGTTGAGCCTGTTGCGCCTGTAATGCGCGGTTCTGCCTTATAGCGTCAACTTCATTATCGCTTCGTAATATCTTAATCGGCGCGCCGGTAACATCCCATACATTATCTATTGTCTTATCCGCTGAAACCTTATCCAACGCTTCGGGAGCGAATTGCGCTATCTGTGCAGTTACATTTAACGCACTCATTAACGCTGTGAGTTCGCTTCTCTTTTGGTTCTGCGCTAATTGGGAAATATAATCAATTTGGTAATCGGCATTCATTAACATTTCATCAGGCGGGTCAGGCAAACGCCCTCTACGGAACAATATCCCTATTGTCCGTATGATAATCGGGTCTAACACTTCACCCGTGAAACGACCCACAGCAGGCCCCAACATAGTCATTTTCTCATTGATACGCTCCTGCACTTCGGGGTTGTTCATCTGTTTCGTAATCTGGTCAAATGCTAAAAATACATCGTTATACATGAGAGAGCGTACCTGGTCAGAATAGTAATTTAAACTCTCTAACCCTATTTGGACATTGCCATAATTACCGAATGGGAATATATCCTTAGCGCTTTCTAACGCGTTCTTCTTATAATAGTTTATTGCTCTTGGGTTAGCGTTAAAGGGCATTATGAAAGCATTGTCAGGCAACGCCAATGGAGGGTCTGTCTGTTTCATCATTGCCCTTAAATTGGTCTTTGCTATTGCGTTGAGTAATCTTGCCATTGGAAGCGCCTTCATGGCGGGAGAAAAACCCCACGCGATGTTAGGGCGTTTGTCAAACCTGTGGCACATACAAGGAAACTCGTTATAACCATCTTCGCTCACAATGGTTTTCGCTTTCACATCAATCCACACCGCCTCAATAGGCATATTCTTTTTATCAGTCCTTGATATGTCGCGTTTATATCGTTTCCCGATATATAACAGATATTGGTATTTTTTGTCATTACGCTGTTTGGCATCTTCTTTGCGTTCTTCGGGGAGTGCTTCTTCGCCCCAGCGCGTCATCGCCTGATAAGCGGTGTATTCAAATTCAATGTAATATTCTCCCACCCTGCCGCGAGCATCTTCAACGATACAAACTTGCTTTATGGGGATATTCAAAAAACGTATATCATCTTCAATATCTTCTTCTTCAAACAGAATTGATGTTCCATACACACCGCTTGATTTATATACAGGGTGTGCCTGATGATAGAAGTTAGAGCGGTTTATAGCATAGTTTACTTCTGCCGCGACATCGGACAGGTAATTTCCCACGTTCTTATTTGAGGCGAGTTCGGGGTCAGAGTGCTTTAACCTGAACCACATAGAAGTCGGCGGTGTGAGATAATTCATAAATCCCGAAGCCAATACATCAGCCGCTTCTAACGTGGATGAGTCCCAGATGTTATTGAAATTAAGTTCGCTTCCAGGGGCGTTCATACTTGACACATCAGGCGACTCCACGTAGAAGTAGTCGTGCAAGGATTGCCAATAACTCTCAAAATTAGCTCTCCCGCCTTTTACTTTCTCATATTGCTTTATCAGTTGTACCGCACGTGGTTCGTCTATAATATTCATTATGCCCCCAATAGGATTTTTCTTGCCACATCAGCCTCACCGCCTAATCCAAGAGGTGATGTATAAATAGACTGGCTGCGGGATATTGCCCTTCTTTTTGCTGTTACCACTCCTTGCGCCTGTGAAGCGGATGTCTGTTGCGCCTGAAGAAACTCATTCTTTGCGGCGGTTTCTTTGGCTACAAGCGCGTCTTGTGAAGCCTGCTGCATACGCATTTGTGTATCAGCGGCGGATTTGGCTGATTTATTTGCTGAATTTTGAGCAGAAACTTGTGCTGTTGTTGCTGCTAAAGCAGCTACTACAGCCGCACCTATAAATGGATGTGGCATAAATTCCTCCTATTAAATTTATTCATATCTCTGTTCCACCAACTGATTGACTTCGGATGTTCTTTATTTATTGTGTCTTTAATGCCTTGTAATATGCTTTTAAATACATTGGTCTTTATTGATACCACACCGAAGAAGTGGACATTATCGCCTTTACTTTTAAATACTTCTATCAGGTTGTCGGTATCTAATATAAACCCTGGATTAGCCTCAATCTTCGCCAACATCTCGTCAGAACACTTCACATAGAACGCAAATCCTTCCCGTTCATACATCACGCGGTCATTACTAACCATAGTGTTTACAAATGTATTCACTATAACAGGGTCGGTGAGTTTATACTCCTTGCAATTTAGAAGCGCTTGCACCATAGTTTCTATTGGTATCATCTCACACCCGCTATCTGGAAAAGGTTTTCTTCTTTTGTTTGCGAAGGCTGTTTGAAATACATCTTTTCCTGCTTATAGTTCACTTCGCCTATCATTGACACAGCCATAATCAAAGCATCAGCAAGGTTTGGGCTTTTGACTTTAAACTTGGTTTTCATTACATCTTTGGGTATCAACACTCGGCGCTGGTTATGGTCAAATGTGTATTTCAATGTTTCAAGCTCATTCAGCAATGCGTCATCTGTGATATGTAAATAACCTTTCAAGATTAAGTCTTTCAGTTTATATGTATTGGCTGTGCGGTTATTGCCAAAGAAGCGATTGTCCTGATAACTCAAATTGGGATTACGGAAGCCGATGTAGTTCTCTAAACCACGCCCTCTATTGAGAGTGTCCAATGGTCCTGCTCCGATACCATCCTCATCAATGACAGATTTATCAAAGTGCTGTTCATTCGTGGTCATCAATATACGCCCTGTGGTGTAGTTTAAGTCTTTATGGTCCCACTCATCCACGTAATATACGCTCCAATGTAAAGCACCCATCTGTTGTATGCCGACACACGCGCATTTATCATCACCGAAGCGAGCAATATCAAATCCTCCTATTCGCAGTCCATATCCCTCGCGCAACGGATATACCGCAAGTTTGGTGGCTTGTAGTTCATCATGGCCGAACACCGAGTCCTCTGATTGTGATAATGGCTCGCCTAACCATATATGGCGGTAATCGCTCTCACTCTTTTTAGAACATTCTTCCGCTTCTCTTATAAGTGCTTTTGTGCAGAATGGGTTGTCTATGTAGTTTATGTGGATATGCAAACAATCGCTTCTTCCTATAAACATTTCATATACAGGGTCGTTATGTACGTGACGGTTCATAGAGAAGAATATCTTTGCGTTATCTTTACGGATTGTGGGGATTAAAACATCTCTTGTTTGTTTTGTAATTGCCTGGCTTTCATCTATCCAAAGTATATCGGTTCCTTCCATTCCCTGTATATTAAAACGCCCCTGTTCGCGGAAACCTCTGAAATTGATCGTCGTTCCCGTTTCGCGGTGTGTGATTTTACTCGCTAATACTTCAAAGTTCAGGTTATATGTTTTGATTAAATCGGTGAGGAGTGAGTATACAGACTCATTGATAGAGTTCTGTGTTTCCCTCCCGCATACTATGCGCAATGTCTTTTGTTCGGAAAGATATAATATCAAACGGCCTATTGCCTGGGATTTTCCACCGCCACGCCCGCCTTCAATGAGGAAATATCGGAAGTCATTTATTCCTGTAAGCATTGGGATTAGCTTATTCGGGATTACTAATATCTGTGGTACTTCCAATATTCAACTCCTGTGGTTTGTCATCTATTTTAACAACGGGCATTTGTGTTACTGCTAAAGCGCCTTCAAGCGTGGTTATGGTTGAATCAGGTACAAACTTCTTTAATACAGCAATCATCACATTTTTATCAGTAAAGGCGTATTGCGATACTTTTGTCCAGAAGTCCATACCTCGCTTTTCGCCTTCTCTGCGCAATGCTTCACGCAATAGTTCAGGTTCAGCGTTCTTGGGTCTACCATTTCTATTTATATTAGGGTCGCCCGGTTTAAATGGCATTGTATCTTCTCCCATAGTTGTTTGTTTTACTATGGCACTTATGGATTGGCTTCCACCGTTATATCTAACTCTGTTTGTATGGGAATTTGCGCTACAATTGCTTCATCTGACAGGGGAATAGTAAGTAATAATTTTACTTCGCCTTCCCTGTCCTTGCGTAAACTCTCAAACGACGCTTTGAATTTAATCATTAAATAGGGTTTTTGTTGTTTATCCGGGTAACTCCGGTAAAGCCCGGCGTGAGGTAGCCCCCTCTATTATAGGACATTTTAAGATAAAATAAATTTTTAAAATAATTAAAAATAATACTTGACAAATAAAAATGATGTGGTATACTTGTATTAGATAAAGATAATAGTTCATTGATAAGTAAATGATAGGGACGGAACGAAACAAGAGCCGATTAAAAAATTAAATCTCGCCTATCACAATAAAAGGAGCAGAGAGAGTTAGTCTCCTATATCGTGAATAGCGATATAAAGAACCTTTGTGGTATTCCAAAGACTTATAAGGGCAGAAGAGGATTTAAGGGTAATTTTAACGGAAATTAAAAGAAAGGGGGCTTTATGTTGTTCAAAGTGCAATTAACAAGCGATAAGAAATTAGCAGAACAGTCTGCGTTGGGTTGGAAAGAAATTGAGGTTGTTGCTATAGCTCCAAGCGGTCTTAGAAAAATAAAAAGGCATAGAAAAACCCAAAAAAACTTTTTTGGTTATGACTATTCAATAGAAAATACGCTTTATTGTAAAGCAGATGGAGATTTCGTTCAGATTGAAGAAAATGAATTAATGGAAGAAATTGCTTATGCTATATATAAGTAAAGAAAGGAGAATTATGCTTAAAGCAAGGTATATTGTATCAATAGCTTTAACGGAAGAAGAAGCTAAACAGCTTGATGAGCTTAAAAAGAAGAAAGTCAAGTCAATAGAAGTGTTTAGGAAAGGGCTTGAAGTATTGAGCAAATAATTATAGGGCGGGTATCGGATTTTGATGCTCGCCCTATTTTTATGCCTAAAAACCTTTCCTTTCAAGTTTTATCTTCTTTACATATGTTTTCCCGTATTTCATTTCAAATGCTCGGTAATTAGCTGACTTCTCTACATCTTCTATGTTGCCTATTGGGATTTCTTTTCTTCTGATATGTCTTTCACTATACCCATCGGGATTTTTAGATAGATAATTCTCTAATGGTTTGCATATTTCTTTGCAGTTTGACTTTGTGGGGCAGTCTTGACAAAACATGGCAGTCTCCTTTTTTTAAGAAAACCGCCATTTCTGTGCGTTATTGCAGGATTTGGTAGGTTATTCGGTTT